TGTTTATTTCGACGATATCGTCATATCTGTTCATTTGCGTACCTCCTTAGTCCCATTCGACATCAATCTCTATCTGCGGGTAACTTCGGCCAGTCTTGGCACGGTAGACGGTTTTTCCTGTGTACCGGACGTCTGTAATCTTTGGTGCGGCATTCTTGGCACCTTTACCTGCGGTCGGTGCGAGGACAAGCTCGCCTTGATCTCCTCCAGATCCTATCGGCATCAGTAAACCTTGGACATTGGCTTTTGTTTTGTAGTTGATCTTGACTGCTCTGTCTCTGAACAGGCTCTGTACATTTCTCGGTGCGTTTGAGAAGTCATTCGTCGTGGTAGAAATCATTTTACTTTCTCCCATCGACTGGCCTACGAGGGCTTTCTTGAGCTGATTCTGAGACATTCTCGTATAATCACTTCCTGCGCCTAATCCCTGCAGCATACTGTTGACCATGCCAGCGTGATCGTATCGTGTGAGATTTACGTTGTATCCGATGTTGTGCATCGAATCCATCATGTCGTCATGAACTTTCTGGTGTTTTGGAGACAGCTTCTGGCCGTTGACCATGCTCCAGTTCATGTTCTGCGCTACATTGTATAAGGATCCTGGTTCCGTATTAGGATCCACATAGGAGTCAGCGCTCTTTTTCTGCTGTGCTGTCAGTTGTTGCTGCTGGAAGTATTGTTTTCGGTTATATAGCTGGTGAAAATCTGCATCGTCATGGTCAGCGAAGCCTTTCGCATCATAGTTCACTTTCGGCTTTGCCGGTGCTGGAGGTGGTGCCGCTGCTGCTGCAGCCTGCTGTGCGGCTTGCTGTTTTGCTTTTATGTTTGCGATGGCTTTCTGGCCTGCGGGGCTGTTTGTAAAAACAGTCATGAATGTGGCTCCGCTTGAGGATGCAAATCTGCCACGGGCATCGTGGTAGGGGTTAAACTTGAGGATTTCATCAAATGTCTTTGCGACGCGGTTCTTTTTGTACCACTCCTTTGCGGCTTTTTGCTCATCGATGGTGGCGTCGAGGTTTTCTTCCAGCCACATCATGTATTCTGGGAATTCCTCATAGTTGCGTTTTGCTTTCTCTACTGGCTCTCTCTGGGCTTTTCCTTCGATGGAGAACATTTTGTATGTTCCATCTTTTATCCGCTGCCAGGTGGCCTCGTCGTCGATTTTAAAGCCAATCCACCAGGCTACGGGCAGGATGCCCTCTGGGATTCCCATGGCGCGCTGCTTATCTGGCGTGAACACGCAGCTCTCGACCAGCTTGCCTTTTTTCCGGTATCCGGGCAGATGCTCCTCGCCGGTGTCTCTGAAATTGAGCACATATTCGTATGCTGCCTCTTCCAGATCTGCCGGGTCGATGATGTCGTGCTGCCGGTCCTCCAGTTCTTCTCCTGTGACCGTGACGGCTACGGAGGCCCAGCCGAACACCAGATGCTGGTCGTCGTCGGCTTTGTAGATCTCGAAGCCCGCGGATTTCTTTGCGTCTTTCTCCGGTTCCGACACATACATCTGCTTGCTTTCCGCCTTCCACCGCTCTCTTAGCTTCTTTGTCATGGTCTTTCCTCCATTTCTATCACGAGATATCCGTCGTCGACGCCTCCTTCGATTCTTTTGACATCCCAGCGGGCGTCTCTGCTCACAAGGACCTCTGATTGCGAAAAGTCAGAGATATGGTCGATGCTGGTTCCTTTATTTGTGCCTGGGGCTTTGAAAATGATAGCGACGTCTTCACCGCTCCATTCCGAGAAATCGTCCGCGATGCTCTTGTCGCTGGTCCAGGAGCTTGTCCCTTTCATGTCGAACGGTTTTCCGGAGTAATAAATATCATCAAGGATTCTCATGGCGGTGTCTTCGTCCACACAGATTCCTCTGTAGATTTCTCCTCCGTCCCATTTCGGGGCCAGCTTGATGAATTTTTCGCATTGCTCTGACATTGTTCTGGCTTCTTTTGATGTCATCCCGTCCAGGATGTATCCGTCTCCGTACTGCTGCCAGTTCCTCATGTCCGTTGCGTATCCGTCCGTGTACCCGCTGACTTCCCGGACCATATCCTTTGCTTCCTGCTCGCTGACACCAAGCTCTTTCATGGTGTAATCGATGAGCTCCTGCCCTTTCATGTGAGGTTTGTGGCCGCCAGGTGACGGGGCCTCGGTTTCTGCATCGGAGGATCCTCCTCCAGCTGCCGATGCAGCCTGCTCTCTGGCTCTTATATTTGCGATGGCCTTTTGCCCTGCCGTACTATTCGTCGTGAAAGTGAAGGAGTGAGCTCCGTTGGCACTGCTGAACCGGCCATCTGGGCCGTGGTAGGGGTTGAATTTCTTCACGGGGTTGTCCTGCAGCAGCTGCAAAGACTGAAAAAATGGCGGGTATGCCTCTTCCTCTGTGATCTCGCTGGCCCGGATCCACTGCGGTTCTGTCATTTCCTCTTCATCGGTCTTTGGCTCTCCGGAGAAGTCTGAACACAGGAAGACAGCAGATCTGCCATGGCGGCCGCGTCCGGTCTGTACTCCGAGTGGCACCAGTTCGTTGCATACAATTCCGAATTCCTCATATGCTTCTCTCCTGGCACCTTCTTCCGGTGTCTCTCCTGGCTCTATATGGCCTCCAGGACCGCACAGCTTCCCTTTTCCGGCTCTTTCGATTCTGTTCCCGGCCAGAACCTTTCCGCCTCGTAAAACGAGGACACCGCAGCCTGTGGGGGCTTGTTCTGCTTTGAGGATTTCATTGAAGGTTATTGCTGGCATTTGTCTGCCCTCCTTCTGTTGTTTTTCTGTTGTATTTATGTGGTTTCCATCGATGCAGGATTAATCGGTGGGGTGATTTCTTTGTACATCACTGCGCATCGGCAGCTGGGGTGTGCTGGTGGAACCAGCTTGATGGTGGGGTTTGCTGGGGTGGCTATTCTGGTGTTGAAGTTGAATTCATCATCTATGCCGATTGTCTTTCCTTCCAGTGCTCCGCAGATAGGGCATACACGCTCATCATCTGCTGTGCACCAGATCTTCACGACATCTCCCATATAGCCTTTTGCCTGGGCCTGTTTTGTGCCCTCGTAGCTTCCTTGATTGTAAGCGAAGGCCAGTTCTGTCCTGGCGATGTTATAGCCTCTGTATCGGTGCTGTCTGGCCGCATATCGAATCGATAGATCGTGAGCTTTCTGCTCGTTCACTCCTTTTTCTATCAACCTCTCAAAATATTTCATGTTTGCCACGGCCTGGGGATGTGTCAGTCCTACCATGGGTCGGATTGCTCTGGAGAGTGTATCGACAGACATGTTTTCGAGATTTGCCGCTCTCCACACGACCGCTCTCAATCCTTCAATCTGTGTATTTGTGACCTCTGTCACGAAGCTGGCCGATCTGTTTTCTGTCCAGCTCCTGACTCCATCTGCATAAGGATCAAAGCGCCAGTCCGGATATTTCTTTTTTATTTGCTCTGTGGCCGCTTCCATGGCATCAACCCAGGCCGGGTACAGGTGGGCTGCCACAAAAGCTGTATAGTCCTGCTGCCATTCCTGTAGCAGATCCCAGTTGATATCTCCGGCCAGGATTGCTTCTCTGAGCTCTTTGTAGGTGATGGCTCTGTTCTGTGTATGCCAGGTATTCACCAGCCAGTACACAAGCTCCGGTTCCTTTTTATCGAGGTATGACCGGAGAAGCCGCAGCATTCTGCTTCCGAGGATTGCATCTGGGTTGGCTTTCTTTACTTTTTGCTGATATTTAATTCTTGGAGCAAAAAGATAGCTCATGGTGATGCCTCCTCTCTTATGCGGTCCGCTTCCAGTGGAATTCATCACAGAAGCTGTCCAGCATCGAGGTTTGAGCAAACATGAGGCCGAGCCTCGCCTGTCCTGTGCTGGTGCTTGCCGGTATAGTGCCTCCGCTGGTTTTTGTGATTACATCCTGTGTTTGGATTGCTCCGGTATTGCTTATTTGCATAATCGCTATTCCGTTGCCTCCGTCTGCAAGAAACGGGATATATTCTCCGTACTTCCCTGTCAAACCTATTTGACTGAGGTTAAGCTGCCCGATTGCGATGGCAGAATCGTTCAGCTCGACTTTCGGTGCAAATGAAATTCTGAGCTCGATGCTTTCTCCGTTCATTACCGCTACGGAGTCTCCGCTCTGGGTGTTAGTGGTATTGAACGTAATCGGATCCTCTATGATCTGGTATGCAAATCGTTTATGGATAAGTGTCCAGGTGCCTCCCAGGGTTCCAGACGGGTTCGTGTTGCTATTGGAAATATAAACAGAGCCGACTGGGTACAAAAGGTCCAGA